AACAAGTTGTTCGCCATCAAACAACATAAAGTTCTTGCTTCACGATCTGATCTATGGTGAGGCCACAAGCTAAGAGGGCAGGGACAACATCTGATTCTTTTGTCCATGAACGTAATGCTCTCTTAGGCGTGAGTTGCCAGCCATCAATGACAGCACCTGATTCCATGCGTTTTAAGGCGTGATCTCTCACAGCCTTGATGTAGTCCTCAACCATATCGAATTGCGCCAGCAAGACGCTAATCTGTTGCTCTGTAAGCACTTCTATTGGTGGCGCAGATGCAACCACTTCAACAATCTGTTGCTGTGCAGGGCAGATAGTCTTAGCTGGACAGTACTGACAAGCAGAGTCTGAAGGCACAGGTGGAAATGCAGGGTTCAGTGCATTCTCAATTGCGGGAGTAAGAACGTAGTGCTCCCAATCAACCAACTCCTGAATTGTCATTGAGTGCTTACGAGTCTCACCATGATGAGGCTGGATAATCCACAACTCGACAGTTGAGATGTCTTTATACAAGTTGTTAGCGTTTAGGGCTGACAACCCATATAACTTGAGTTGGTCACTATCAGCATCAACGTAACCTCGTCCAGTCTTCAAGTCAGCGATGATGAGTTTGCGTTTCTCTTTCGAGATGCCAATGACATCAGTTGTACCGCCTACCTTGCAAACTTGTGTGTCTTGGTAAGGGATGAACTGTTCGACCTGAACACTACCAGCACCTAACTCATCTTCAATCTTCCAGATGGCTTTGAGATGCTCAAGGGCAAACTCACAGTTCTCCTCAGTCATTAGGATGCCTTCAAAGACTTGGCCTTCAAACTTTGTGGGGTCAAGGTCACCTTTGAAGCAGTGTTCTGCAAGTGAGTGAATTGCTGTGCCTATCTTCGCCGCTTCGCCACCTTCCACATAGGGCATTTGTGCTGACAACTTGGCAGAGGCGGGACAGGCTATCCAGCGGGACGATGCTGATGCTCTGAGGTTCAGTTGCTTTGTTGCCATGATTCTCTCTCAATGTGATGATGGTTAATGAGTAATTGGTAGGCTAGTTGCCTTGTTTCATTTGATACTGCATGACCCAAGTCTTCAGGGTCTAGGATTCTTTTGAGGAACACGACTGTTGATTGGTTTTGCTTGCGTTCCTGTTCAAGCTGCACAGACAACCAAACAATGTGGTCACGCATAACTTGACGTTCTTTGTCATCCATTTGCGACTCCAAAAGCGGCGATCAGTGCGGCATCTGCTCTACCATCGTCTTTGACACGTTTGAACATTTGCGCCTGTTCAGGGAACAAGTCCATTGCTCTTGCCCTTGAACCGTCCTTGCCACCAGTTACAGCCATACGCTTTTGCCATGTTTGCGGGGTGATGAGAGTAGTCTTAATCTTCATGGTGGTGAGGACTCCTTCGACAACGCCAAGAGAACGACCAAAAGAGAATACAGATGTCACTCCCTGACCCGCCATAGCAAAGACCTTCTCTACAAAGGCATCTGTAGGGTCAAACTGCTTAATGATGTCTACCAACTCAGGCACTGACACCTGACGCTTGGCTTTGCCATTGCGGTCTAGGGTGACTGTTGGCATATCTACAACACTAATCAGTTCACCATCCACCACAAGGGCAATAGCGCCATTGAGACCAACATCAATACCCAGGGTGCGCTTAGTCATTTTGACCCCCTTGCAGGGCTTGTAATCGGCTCTGGATGAGGGAATCTACCGATTCTTCTAGCCGTTTGATGGAAGTGACCAGTGGTATGGTTTTACCTGTGGCGTAACGGCTGACCTGAGAGGGGTCAAGGCCAGCTTGACGAGCCACATCAGTGATGGTGAAGCCAGCCTTTTCAGCCTTTTCCCTAATGGAATCAATAAGTTGCATGGTTTGTGTGTTCATGGGGCTGGATTCTAGAGGACTTTGGATTGGTTAGTCAAGTGCTAATTGATTTAATAACCTACTGAAGTGTGTGGGATTAAATGGGTGGGGGTTGACTAGGTAGTCAAACGCTGTATGATTAGAACCTTGACAACAACGAACTTAAAGGAAACTTCAAATGAACACAACTTTTACTGCTTACGCCGCATCTGATCTTTTTAACGCTGGTTATGCCTGTGATGGTCATCCATTTATTGCCGAGTGCTTTTATGTTTTGATGGAAGATGCAACTGGTCGCCGCTTTCGTCATAACGCAACTTTTAATGGCACTAAGCAAGTCGTTTGTGAAGAGACTGGCGATGCTTATTTTCCTGATTTGCGTGAAGAGGCGTCAGCCAAAGCAGATCGTTTGGCAGCTCGTGTTAACGCCGCATTAGCCGCTGGTGCTAAGTTGGATGCTAATCTTTGGGAAGAAGTTGATCCAGCTTACGGCTCTGATGCTTATGTAGATCAAGGTACAGAGTTAAAGCGTGTTTTTGCAGAGAAAGCAGCAGGTTAATCAACCCAACGGGGCGCAAGCCCCATCTTTCAACCTAACAGGAGAATTGAAATGACCAAACGTGAAATTTATAGAGTTCGCAATCAAGTTCACAGTGCAATGACATTTGCGAACAACAACAAAGTTACATATAGCCCGCTGATTCGGATGGAGTGGAAAAAGTATGGCTATATACCAGTCCCAGCTAGGAATGCTACCTAATCAACCCAAGGAGGCCACGGCCTCCACCTTTAAGGACAACCATGCCACTCGACCAATCAGACCTTGACTACATGAAAGCGGAGGACTTCTACCGCCGCCGCTACCAGTCAAACCTTGCGGCTCACCCAGATTGCCGTGACCCTGCCCATGATGGCTGTGAACTTTGTGAAGATGAGGAGAATGATGATGAATGAGAAACTTCTTGATGTCCTAGCGGCTACCGCTATCGGTATCGGCTTTGCTGTTCTTTTGGTTGCATGGTGGTCATCATGACTGAGCTGCAAGACTTCTGCCAAGAAGCCAGAACAATGGAGGAGCTTGTAGAGGCTGGCTTTAAGCCTCATAGCGTCTACAACGCTGTCAAGCGTAAGGAACTCATCAACACCAAGGCTACAGACGATTGGGGGCGCAAGATCAAGACTAAGGGCTTGTTCCTGTCAACAGTCACCATTGCGCCTATGAACTTCACCGCCTTGCAATCTGCATGGCATCAACCACAAGGAATAACAACATGAGTATGCAAGCAGAAATTCAAGAGTTGGTGACTCGTATAGCACCATCTAAGGACATTGCTGGTGGCTTCATGTCACGCAACGACATCATCCAACTCATCAACAAGGTGGCTGATGATGCTGCCTTGATCGGGTGGGCAAAGGGTGAGTCCATGAGCCGCAAGCGCCTGGACAAGAAAGTCATCAATCTTGAGCAAGAGGTGGAGATTCTGAAAGACAGAATCAAAGACCTTGAGATTGAACTGATCGCCTTGTCAAAGTGAAAGTCTGGAATGCCATCCTCATTGCGGTGCTTTGCGCCTTGGCTCTCATGTACTTTGATTCAGAAGAAAAGGAGAAATCAGATGTTAGAAACAGTCCTCTACGTTCTCTTAGCAGGGATTTTCGGATCGATATTGGGAATCTCAGTGTGTATCGGGTTTGCGTTGTACCTAGTAAATCGGGACGAGCGGGAAGAAAGATAGTGAAATGCCCTGTTTGTGACCAGTGGGTTAGCGTTCTTGAAACCAGAAGCAGAGACAACAACGAAACGTATAGACGCTATCGTTGCGCTAATGAACACCGATTTGTGACTCATGAAAAGGTAGAACGAGTCATTCTTGTAACTCGACGAAAGAAAAAATGAACTGGCGAGAACTCACAATCAAATACGTCAAGGATTTGCTCAGAGCCAAGTCACCTTTGGAGATGGCGCAAAAGGAACTGACAGAGGCTCAACTTGCCAAGTTGCAAGCTGAGACATCTGTGGAGTATTCACAAGCCATCGTGAACTACAACGAGCAAAGAATCTTCAGGCTCTACAAACGCATCAACGAACTACAGGAGTTTGGTCATGATTGAAGACCCTGAAGATGAAGCATTTAACGAGGTGGAACGTCAAAGCCTGTGGCGCAAACGTGCGGTGCAAGCAGCGATGTCAACCAATCCATATCGTGACCAAGTGATTGAAGAAGTCGCACAAGCTATTTTGAAGATGGATGGGTTTGGTCAAGATACGTTGCACAGCTTTGCAATTTACATTCGGGGGCTGAAATGAACCCACCAAAAAACGCATTTGACTTCTCTGGCGCATCTATCTGGACTAAGGACAAGGAGCTTGTTCAGATTAACAATGGCAAAATCAACGGTTCAAAGCGTAGAGAGCAAATGAGACTTACTGAGACTTTAAATGTGCGTGAGAACTTCACGACCTACAGCAAGGCCAGAGTCTCGAAATGATAGTAAAAATCCGCACCTTTTATGGCAGAACTAAGGGGGTCAGAGGTGACCGCAAGACTGATGTTGTAATGGGTACGGCTTGGCTATGCCAGAAGTGTGGTGAGGTGATCTTGTATGAACACCTCACCCCTAAACACTATTGCAAGCGTCCGCTTATGCCTGTAGTCCTTGCAAATACTGAGTCTTCCCCGCAACCTTAACGGCTGTGAGTTCTTGCTTTTTCAAGTTGTTAGGGTCATAGGAAACATGAACCCAACCGCTTGATGGTTTGCCCTGTTCATAGAATTCAAGGATAAGCTGTGTGTAGTCAAGGTTATCCATAATCCATTGCGCCAGATCAGGATTAGCAACACCATCAATCTCGATGTCTGCGGCTTGACCCTTGCAATGGTCTGAGGACTTTGAGCCATTCACCGCAGCATTACTCTCAGGGCTACGGTAGCCAGAGTTCACGGTCACAGACTTGCCAAAGTGGTCACGAACAGGCTGAAGCACCATTTCGCAAAGAGTCTTCAGGTTCTCCAATGCCTCATCATCAGGTGTGTTGTCCAGCCCCAATCGGGTGGCAGTGTCTGACTTGGTGAGTTCTTTGAGGGTGAAATTGGCTGACAGGTTCATTGTGGGACTCCTTTGGTTATGGTTTGATAGGCGGCGTTGTAGGCATCAATACAGGCGTTGAGTTGTCTGGTGTTGGCATCTCCTTGGTCTGTGATGGCGACAAGAGATTTAGCAACCTCTCTGTCAAGTTCGGCTGTTGCTTGAACGCTATCTCCGCTGGTAGCGGTGGGATTGTCGGGGGTTGATACGGTGCAGTTGGTGGCTTTGACAGGAAGCCGCAACTTGAGAGCGCCAGAGGCAATAGCCAAATCACGCTCTTTTGAAATCTGTCTTGCTTTCTCATTTGATGTCCTTAGTGCCGTAGCTGTTGATGTCACTGCTGTTGCCAAAGCAGCCTCTTTTGTCCTTGCAACCGCATTTAAACGAGCAATCTCTAGTTGTTGAGAGACATTCTCATCATGCTTGCCCTTGAAGTAACCACTCCCAAAAGAAATGGTTACAGACAAGACAAACCCCAAGATTACCCAAGGGTTAAAGATACTCATGGCGTAGGTGGCTCATCGTTGTCAGTGGCTTCAGCCTTAGCACTGGCATTGGCAATAGCCTTTACACCAGAACGACCTGCTACACCACCCAAGACACCAGTGATAAATACCATGATGGTGCTAATCTGTTGCGTGTAAACCTTGTCAATTGCCGCCATAGCACCATTCATAGGCTGAGTGACAAAGGAGACTGAGTACAGGAACATACCCATAGAAGCCAACAGAATTGTCACCAAGACTACGATAACGAATGCCCATACCCTGACTTCAATCTCGTCTGCGGTCAAACGGTTGTTTTGCTTGTATCCAATGGTTGCCATTACTTTTTCTCCTCTGGTTTGACTAACATTTCAGGACAAGTACCTGTAGCGGTACAAATCGGTGGCTTACATTCATCTTTTGCCCAATTCAGTGGGTCTTGGCAAGGATAACGAAAACGGTCTTCGCACCCTGTCAAAAACAGGATTGTCAGCAAAAGAATCAGGCTCTTTACGGTCTTTGTCACGCTGTTTCCTTTCAATGCGTTGTTCAATCTTCTCTAACTTCTGCAAAGCACGTTTAGCTTCATTCTTTGCTTCCAAGATGTCCAAGTACAGCATTCCACCCAAAGGAAGCAATAGGGCGATAAGTACGCAACAAGCAACCCACCCCATGATTTCCTCTCCTATCTCCTGACGAACAGAAACCACATCCATATGTAAAGGAGGAGGATTGCCGTTCCCGCTAGGTACGCTTCTTTTAGCATTAGGTTTCGTTTTGCTTCCCGCCGCCGCCATTGCTTGTACCTCTCTTTGGACTCCTCAATCAGCCTGGCTTCTTCTTGCTCCTTTTTGATGATTTCACGCATCTCAAAGACTGAACTGTACAAAGCGCCCATCTCAGGAGGGCTGTGGTAAACCATAGTCTCCCTGATTTGGACAATCAACCTGTCCATCTCCTGTTGAGCCATCACTCGTTTGAGCGCCGCCTCCATATGGTTTTGATCTGGGTCGTAAACTGTTCTTGACTTTTCTTCTTCTTCTCTAATATGTGCTTCCAACTGTTCTTGAAGTTTGAAGAACTCAGTGAGATTCTTAACGATGTCAACTTTGACTTGAGTTTCGTTAACAGCAACATAGTCAGACTTTTTAGCTTTTGAAACAGGCTGAACAGCTTTAGGCTTGGTACTAGAGCCAAAGAAACTGCTAAGTTTCGACCAGAAACCTTGAACCTCTCTACCAATAGCGATAACTTCATCTGCACTGGCTTTAATCTCGACAAAAGACTCTTTAGCTTGCTTGTAAAGATCACAGCCAGCTTGGATGTTCTTAACAAGACCAGCCGCAAGTAGGCAGATGCTGATTGGATCAATTTCAGTCTCCTACGATACCTGTGGCAGTGCCAAGTGCCGCCGCACCAGACAATAAGCCTGTAGGTTTAGCCTTGGCTCTCTTGTTGAGTTCAGTCAGAATCAAACGCTGTTCAATAGGGTCAGTCGTAAACAAACGCTGTTGCAAGGCTTCTGAAGTCTCAGAACTGATGCCCTTGGTTCTTGCGAGCAATGTTGCGCCAGCCGCCTTTGCCATGCCAAAGACATCACCAGTAGCGGCAGATTGCGCTATCTGACCAAGTTCACCAGCTTGCTCTTGAGTAGCCAAACGTTCACCAGTTTTAGAGCCGCCAATTAAAGACTTGGCAGTCTGGCTCTGCTTCTCCAAGCCTTTCACGAATTGAGAGAAGTCGTTATAGGCTTTTTGATCGTCAAAGGCATAGCGCACCAACATCTTTTGATTGTCAGACTTGAAGATTTGACGAGTAAAGTCGCCACCTTTGAAGTCGCCAACACGCTTATTGATGTCTGCCATCATGCCAAGCCTGAATGCCTCTTTCTCGTCAGAGTTCATCTTCTTGATTTTTGCGGCGGCTTCTTTTGAGTCAAGACGCTGGTACTTCTGACCCATCTCAAATGAATTTCTGATGCGTTCTTCATCAGCAAACTCAGCATTTGCCTTTGCGTAGTCTTTGTTCAATGACTTAATCTTGTCGTTGAATTCATTCTTGATGTTGATAACGTCACGACCATAACCAGTTGTCTTGCCGGTCAAAGTGTCAGTCTCTGCACCGATAACTCGGTCAAGGCCAATCTTGATCTTGTGCAGTAAGTCAGTAGGAACTGCTTGGGCATTCTTAATGGCACTCAAGTCTGGCAATGTTTCACCGTAAACAGAAGCACGTTTCTGAGCCTCCTCATAAGCCTTGATGAATACAGGACGATCAACATACTGCCTAAATGGTTGAGCATCAATGTCCATTGAATAGGCTTTTGGATAAGCCAAACTAGCTTTTTGAGCCTGACTCTGTGTCAATGCAGTCAAATACTCATAGCCATTGACGTTTTTAGCCAGGCCAGCTTTCTCGACCAATCCCTTAACGATGTTGTTTGGTTGGTCAATCATGCGGTTCTCAAGGAATGCTTGAGTTGGGCCTTTAGACTTTGACTGAACGATATAAGCGTTGTAGGCCAAGTCTTGCAAGTTCTTACCCAAGTCAGCTAAGACTGGTTGAGGAACACGCAACTTACGCAACTCATCCAATGCCGCTTGTGCCTCTTGAGGAGTCAGATTGTCTTTGTCCAAGTAGTTAGCCAACATCTTGGATGCGGCAGTTGTTTGGTCACCAATGCCAGAAGCATTCAAGACATTACGAATGACAGTGCCAGCACCTTGAACAACCACAGGCACAGTGCCACCAATCAAACCACCAAAGATGCCACCCATAGCGGCCTCAGAGCCTGAGTCTTTCTCGGCATAGCCATAACCAGCCAAAGCACCAGTAGTAGCACCAGCAACAGTGCCACGACCAACTCTGCCAAGCGTAGATGTTCCAGTGATTAAAGCCTGAGTCTCAGGGGCTAACTTACCAACCTGACCAGCCACACCCAATGGAACAGCAAAGCCACCAGCCAGCTCCAGTGGAGTCTTCACAAGTGGCATATCCATGCCAAACTGCTTTTGCTGTTCACGCAACAGATTGCGTTGACGTTCATAGTCAGCACCGCTAATAGAACCAGTCCTTACAGCGGCTTCAAGTTCATCCAAAGTGCCAAAGGTCAAACCTTGACCAAAAGCCCTTGCAGACTCAGCAAGTGCGTTGTAGGGGACTTTAGGTTCTAAGACTGATGTTGATGCCTGTGGAGTTGATGGCATGGATTGTTGACGCTCGTAAGCGTCAATCTCAGCATCTGTATACCCTGCCGCTTTAGCTGCTACACGATCTACTGCCATGTTTATCTCCTACCGCCAGTTGTACCCATTGGATTGGTGTTTGTAGTCTCAAAATTTGACAAAGGTGGTCTTTCACCAAATTGAGGGATTGCGATTGGCACTACTGGCATTCCTAAACCAGCATTTACCCTACGTCTTTCAATGCTTGCTTTTGCATCCTGAACTTTACGAACGTTAATCTTGACAAGATTCTGCATGATTTGTGCGGCACTAGCGGCAGACTCAGCAGACTTCAGCAATCTCAATTCACGCTCAAAGTCTTTATCAGTCTGAACACCTTTGTTGAGGCGCAAATTCTCAGAAGTCATGCGCTCAATGAACTTGTCAAAGTCTTGACGAGCAATAACATCAGGGTCTTCAGAACCGAATGCACCACGAGAAGCAATGCTCAACTTATCTTTCAAGCCAAACTTGATGTCACCAGAGTTGATGCGTTTGACGTACGCATTTGCGTCAGTAGCAAGGTTAGTTGCTGATGTCGCAATGTCGTAATCATCTTCTTCACTTTTCGCCAAGTTTGGTGGCAAAGGCTTGTTCTTAGCGATTTCAGCCTTACGCTCTGCATCTTGACGCCTCAAATCAGCATTGAGTTGAGCCTGTTGACTTTGAAGAACCAAAGATGCCTGAGAGTTAGCCAAGCCTTGCTGTCTGTAAGAATCCAACATCTCTTGATTCTGCTTCAAACGGTCTTGAGTCTGTTGGAACTCAGTAGCTTTTTGCGTTGCAATAGACAGTCTTTCAAACAACTTATCTGCTTGCTCAGTGTCATAGATGCCTTTAGCAAAACTGCTTTGATACTGTCTAGCTGTGGCTCTAAGCGATGCAGGGATATTAGCGTCATTAACAAGAACGTCAAACGGATTGACTTCAGGAGTACCAGCCGCACCAAGTTGACGCAATGCTGGCAAGACTTTGGCTTGTTCAGATATAGCCGCACGACCTTCAGGGAATGAAAGCAATCTAGCTTTGACATCTTCATTGATAGTGCCATCAGGATTCTTGAGTTGACCAACCAACTCATTAGCAAGAGTCGCACGACCTTGTGTAGCGATACCTTGACCACGTTGAGCCAAGTAATCTTGAACCTTCATCTGGTTCAACTGTTCTTCTTGCGCTACTTGCTTGACCTTCATCATCTCATTACGCAAAAGGAAAGCGGCTTCTTGGTCACCGACTTGCAATGCGGCTTGAATACCTCTTGCATAAGAGTCAGGATTGGCAGGGTCAATCATGCCAAGGATTTGCTGACGCTGAGTAATCTTCTGCAATTGCGGGTCAACACCACCCAAAGCACCAGCGATACCACCACCCAACTGGTAGCCAGCCTGACGCATATTGATAGCGGCTTGCTGGAAAGGGTTTGACTGAACCTCACTAGCCGCCTGTTGACGGAACTGAGCCATTTGATTGGCCTGATACTGCTCAGGAGATGTAAATAGTCCTAAGATTTGACTTGTTGCCATTCTTTTCCCCTTTAAGCAACTTGAACAAGTTGACCGTTGATGATTTGATACTTAGGTGCTGATGATGGTGTTGTTTGAACACCAAACACATTACTCAAGGCACTACCTACTGCTGGATTCTGAGCAACACCAGACAGGAAATTACCAGATGCAGAATAGGCATTGGCTGGAGCCATAGTAGCCGCCGCTTGTGTAATTCCTGAACTCAACAAACTACCAGACAAGGTGTTAGCCGCAGTTGTTTTACCGCCAATTTCAGTGCCTATAGTCATTGGCTGTTGCGCCAAACCTTCAAGATACCTAGATGTATCCATAGCGGTAGCAAATGGCTGATAAGCCGCAGTCTGACCAGCGTAGTACTTGTTCTGCAAACCAGCACCAGTATCAAACAGACCAGCACCAAACTGGATACGTTGTTGAGCCGCTTGGTCAGCTTGTGCCGCCAAAGCCAAATTGCTTTGCGCCAAAGAGTTGTAGTAAGCCGCCATCTCAGGACTTGTAGCCATCAGGTTACCGCCTTGAGCCGTAGCCGCACCACCACGACCTTGCTGGAACAACTTGTTCTGCAACAACGCTAACTGATTCTCTTGTGTAGGTGCAAGCAAAGCCTGTTGCTTGGTAATGTAGTCTTGTGCGGCCTCCTCTGGAGACTTGGCAAGATAACCTTGACCCAAGCCAAACAAACTTTGAGATGCACCAGCCAAGGGAAGGTAAGCCAATGGAGCCAACTCAGCATCACGCAAACCTTGTGTCGCCAAGGCAGACAAACGATCTTGGTATCCACGAATCTCAGGACTTGCGGCATAACCAGCACCAATGACATTGCCTTGTGCATCAGTCGTGAATGATGATTGACCAAATCGAGTGGTTACGCCAACAGGGCGAAACTTAGCGGCATCAGCCGCAAT